AAAAATAAAAAAATGATAATGAAAAAAAAAAATCAAATTAATAAAAAAAAACACATTGAAACCGCCTTTCAAGTATAAGCTTTTATTTTTTTATATGTATCCACGATTTTTCTATTATTATATTTATAAGGTTTCCATTTTTTATAACTAGGTAAATATAAACATGTAATATATTCTTTTTCAAGTATATTATCTTTTTCAAGTATATTATCTTTTTCAATTACATTTTCTTCATCACTATATTCTATATTCTTATAATTTTTTTTATTTTTAAATAGTTTTCTTAATAAATAACTAGTTTTTATATCATTTACAAATGCGTTACAATAAAAATATTCTTCTTTATCATTCATTACATATAATCCATAAACATCATTTAGTTCTTTGTGTTTATATACAATAAAATTGCCAAATAAGTTAGATAACTTATATATAAATGGTTTAGGTCTTAATTGTACTATACCATAAATATTATAGTTCATTTCACTTACCTTAAATATAGGCTCAGCATTCGTCATATAAGGTAATTTGAAATTGTATACACCCTTAATAGAAGTATATTTTATATAATTATTTAATATATGTTCTATTAATTTGTAAGCGTGTTTCATTCCTTCATTTATTTTTTTATTTTTATAATAATTTATATTTTCACATATAAATGTATTATCTATTAAGGTTCCATATAAAACAGTACCTAATGTAAGTATAGGATCGAACGCAACATAAATATGTTTATGTATTTTATTCTCTATATCATATAAAATACATAATGGGTTATTATTTTCCTCTTTAAATGAGGCCAAGTATTTTTTACCACTTGGTATAAATATACTTGTAGTAGGATTAATAAAATTTGTTGTAGTATACATTATATATAATTCTTATTCATTTCTTTAAGTATTTTTATGGAATCCTCTAACTCATCTATAATATTGTCTTTTTCTTCAAATTTTTCTTGATTATATAATTTTATTATATCTATATTCATATAATACAAAATAAAATGTATTATGAATATAATAAATAATGTATAAAATATAATATAAAACATATATTCTAAAATTATATTATTTACTTAATAAAAACGAAATTATTTTATCGATTTGTTCATTATTGACTGTTTTTGTTTCAAAGTAATAACTTGTTTCATTTAAATAAGTATGTTTAACTAAATCTAAATTATAATCTATATTATATTTTTTATAGGTTTCATTTATAACTATATGTTCGTAAGGTATATGAGTATAAATTTGATTATATTCATATACATTATCTTCAATTAACATATCATAACCATTATGTTCTAATGAAAAATATTTTTCACTCTTTATTTGTTGTTTTCTCCATTTTTTATGTTTAAAAAATAATAATCCGTTTGGAGTATATATAATATCTTCTTTATGAATATTTGTATATTCAATTGAATTATTTAATATCATATTTTGTATAAATATTTTCATTCATATTATTATTAAAAACGGTTTAAATATTATTTTTATATATAAATAATGGTTTTTGTTATAGTTATATCAAAAGACGGTTCTTTCAAGAGTGTAAATCAAACCGACGAGCTATATAAATGTTGTAAATATAAATCTAATAAAGATTTTGTAAAATTACATGAATGGAATGAGTATGAATTATGGGGTAAAAAAAAAGGTAAGGCTGGCTCTGAAAATAAATGCGAATTTCCTTCGCCTATTGAAAATTTATTATATTTTGGAACATTATGTGTATGTAAAAAAGATAATGATTTGGCTATGGAAGAATGGACAACATGGTATACTAAAAAAATGGGAAATAATATAAGTATCGAAGATAGCGAAGAACAAAGCGTAGATTCGGAAGATTATTCTGATTCCGAACTTACCAAAGAAGGATATCTAAAAGACAGTTTTATTGAAGAATTAACCGAAGAGTTATATGATTAAATAATTATCTAATACAGATTTATTTTTTATAGCATCATTATAACCTAACCTATATAACTCGTATATAGAATAGTTCTTATTTAATAAACTATAACCAGGTATATTATATTTATTATATCTTTTAAATAATTTATAGTTTAGCCATAATATTTTACGAGATTTTATTTTTTTTTTATATTTGTAATATAACAATCCACCATCTATACTACATTTTCCATTATAAAAATAAAATATATCCCTATATGTTATCAATGGAATAAATGAACTTGAAATACAGCATTTAGTCATATCATTAACCGTCAAAAACTTATTATATCCTTCTAGTTTATTATAATTACTAGTTACGGCTATGTATTTGTTTGTTATATTAAAATGATATATATTAAATATCTCATTCATGAGATTTATAGTTTTGTTTAATATATAAGGTAAAGGCATAGTTCCGTGTAAATTTAATTTAAATAATTCATTTAAAAATGTATTATCATATTTTTTATCAAGAGACAAAAAAATGGTATTGAATGAACCTGCCGAAAACCCTATTATATTTTTTTTATCTATATTGTAATTATTTTTTATATAATGACATATACCTAATACATAAAAACCAAGTAGTCCACCAGGTGATAAAATAATATCTGGATTATCAATTAAATTTATAGTTGGTTTATAGATAATATATACTATAAATATTAAAACAAATAAATACATACGTTTCATAAGTATATTAAATTATAGACTTTAATAAAAAATTGATATAAATAGTTATATATAAATATAATATGCACATTACGAATCCAGAAGAGTTTCGTAACAGAATTCGTTCATATATAAGTAACTTTATAAAGGAAACTCAAAGTTATTCTAATATTGAAAAAAGTATTTATAATTATTCCATCCAACAATCAAACCATTATAATATAAAAAAAAGATGGGATAATTCACTATTTGTATTACTATATTTAGATAAATTTAAAATTATTTGTCGTTGTTTAAAAGATCCATATATATTAGAACAATTAAAAAACAATACATTATTATGTAAAGAATTCGCATTTAAAAGTGAACAAGATATATATCCAGAATATTGGAAAACTATAACTGAAGAAAAAAAAACACATTTAGATAACAAATATTTCCCAAAAATAAAAGCTTCAACCGATAAATTTAAATGTGGTAAATGTAAATCAAAAGAGTGTACTTATTATCAATTACAAACTCGTTCTGGTGATGAACCAATGACTACATTTGTTACATGTATTAATTGCGGTAATCGGTGGAAATGTTAGATAGATTCTAAATCATTTACATTCCAATATTCAAATTTACCATTCGGTATAGGTCTTTTAATAATAAAAGGAAGTTTTTTTTGTTTTAATTCTTCTTCAACAATTAATACTTTATCCAAATTTAAATGTTTTACTGTAATAAATGGAATAGCACCATAATTTAATTGATTCAATCGGATTCCGATAATTTTAGCTTTTTCATATTTAGTTAAAACTGGATATGTTTTATGATTGTCGTCTATAATAGAACCTTTATCATCTCGTGTTACTAATGACAAATTATACATTTCCTCAAAAGATAAATGTATCTCTTCTGGATGATATACTTTAATATATTCTTTATTATCATCAAACTGATTATAATTCTCACCTAGATAACCGCTTTGTGAATTATTATCTTCTTGTTGACTATCGAAATCAGGCTCTAAATCCAAGTCTTCTACAATTTCTTCTTCGTCTTCTTCTTCGTCTTCTTCTTCGTCTTCTTCTTCTTCTTCTTCTTCTTCGTCGTCTTCTTCTTCTATTTTGTGTTCAGGTTCATCGTCGCTCATTATATTAACCATATATATAATTTTAAATCAATTTTATATATATGGTTAGAGTTGATTATATATTTTCATATTGGATTTTATTTTGGTATATATTATTCATATTAAAAATAATAAATTATAATCCAAAGTTTATAATTATTATAGCAATTATACAAAATTCTTTGGGATTACTTTATAAACTATTATTTGAACATATTTTAAATTCTTTTATTTTAGCAATCATTATATTATTTACAAAGATTATTCCATTATATAGCATAGTTAATACTAAAATAAAAAATAAAGATATTTATTTTGCGATTTTATTGTTTATTTTTTATAATTTTTGGATTTATATAAATGAAACCAATCTATATGAAATAATAGGCGAAATAAATGATAATCAAAGTCCATTATTTTTATTTGTTAAATCATGGTTTCCACGATGAATCACATACCGTACACATGTACATATATTTTAATTGTTCTTCATCATATCTATAATAAATAACTTTATTATCAGGCTTATCTTTTTGCGATTGATTCGTCTCACACGAACTATTAGGACATTTAATTTTTCTAGAATAAGGTATAGTTGGGTCATATTTCAAAAAACGATTTATATCTTGTTCGGAATCCTTTTCTTTTGTATAAGTGACTTCTTTTATACATTCATTTGTTTCTTGTTTTTGTGTATCTCCGCATTTTCTACAATAATAATTTAGACTTTTGTCCTCATCCTCAGAAATTTTTAAATAATAAATATTTTCACATACTTTACAAAACTTCATTATTAAAGTATATAAATACTTTTTATTAATCAATTTTTATTAATTCATTATAACATAAATCTAATAATTTAGATAATTTATTATAATCAGTTTCACAGTATAAATTATAAATATTTGTATGATAACATTCAACTGATTTATTTAATTTTAAAGTTGAATATGTTTTTATAAAATAATCTTTTATAATTGGATAAAATACTTTATAGTTATCTTCTATATTCTCTAGATGTAAACATTTCAATATAGCAATTTCAATATTTCGATAATGAATAATATTATTATAGGGTTCTATATTATTATTTTTCATACTTATACCAGGTTCATTTATCAAAGGATATTCGTTGAATAATGTAGACAATGATAGCAATATAGAACGCAATGATTGACAAGAACTCCATTTTTCACCTGGCCATGTATTTAATAAGGATAAACACACGTAACCATTTATATATAAGTTTGGATTAAATCTGGTTTTTCCATCGCCCGTTTTAAATATTACTTTTGGAGGACTAAATGGATAATTATCAGGATATATGAATTGAAAAAAATAATATCCATTTTCATAAGGAGTATCTTTGGGGCCGATAATCATAGCGTATCCAATATTATTAAAATCTTCATCTGGAACATAAAAAATATTATCTATGGGTTCATTCATAACATCTTTAACGTCTAAAAAAATACGTTTCATTGACCGATTCATTATATATATATATATTTATTCTTTAATAAAAATTGATATAAAATTATATTACATATTATATTATGGATTCTTTCTTAAAAAAATATTCATCCAAAGACAAATCTAGTCATACTCATACAAAAATTGGATGCGAAAAATTAGGTATTTATGGAGGTAGTTATTGTATTTCATCCGAAGAGTCTAACTCTTTTTATAAAATGTATAAAAGTATTATATTCACCGAAAAGAAAGAGTGTTATTTTACTGAAAAACAACTAGAAGAAGGACCAGTTTTAATTGATCTAGACTTTCGATATGATCCAGATATTGAAGATAGACCTCATACATTAAATGATATTGTAAATATGGTTCAAATGTTATTTAATGTATTGAGTGAAATTAAAGTTACAAATGATAAAAAAGTAAATTGTTATATATTTGAAAAACCAAATGTTAATATGGCCTCTGAAGAAGTAACTAAAGATGGTATCCATATTATAATGGATGTCCGAATGGATTTTAATGAAAAGATTATACTCAGAAATAAATTATTAAAAACAATTTGTGATGTATTTTCCGATTTACCTATTATAAATACATGGGATCAAGTTATAGATGAAGGAGTTATGAAAGGTTCGGTAAATTGGCAGTTATATGGTTCACGTAAACCTGGAAATGAAGCATACGAATTAAAATATATTTTTGAGGGATTATTTGAAACTGAATGGACAATAGAACAAATTCAATTCAACCAAGAATATATTTTGGATAATTTTGTAAAGTTTACAGCACGAAATACAGATTTAATTGTATTAAAACAAAATAAAGAAATTAAAGAAGAATACGATAAAATTAAAACACAGCGAGAAAATGGTAAATTACGAAAATGTAAAGTTAAACTTATTACAAAGTATAACAAACCATACTATGAGATAAATAGCTCTGATATGTTAGATTCATATATTAATGAATTATTACAAGAATGTACTTTAGATAAACAATATATTAAAGATACTCATAATTATACAATGGCTTTAGATGAAAGTTATTATGGAGAAGGTAGCTATAATAAATGGATTAAAGTCGGTATGGCTTTAAAAAATACAAGCGATCAGTTATTTATTACATGGTTAAAATTTAGTAGTCAAAGTACAAATTTTGATTGGAGTGGTGTCATTGATTTATATGATAAATGGAACAATTTTAATGAAGGAGAATTAAGCTATCGTTCTATTATTTACTGGTGTAAAGACTGTAATATTGAAAAATTCAATGACGTCTTTAAACAAAGCATGCAAAAATATATTCATTACTCGTTTTATAACGTATCAGATTATGATATAGCAAATTTATTATATCAAATTTATAAAGAAGTATTTGTATGTGTAAACGTTAAAAGTTGTATATGGTATGAATTTGACCAAAATAGATGGATTGAAAATGATAGCGGAACATCTTTACGTTCTAAATTATCGACAGATGTTTATAATTTATATTACAAATATGCCAAGCAATTGACTCAGGGAAAAGAAACCGAAGAAGCCAAAGAAATTGCTTCTAAATTTTCTAAAATAAGCAAATCACTCAAAACAACCAATGATAAAAAGAATATTATGAAAGAATCTCTTGACTTATTTTATGATTCTAACTTTTATAATAGGTTAGATAATAATCCATATTTAATTGGATGTAAAAACTGTATTGTAGATATTAAAAATAAACAATATCGTAAAGGCGTTCATCATGATTATATTCACAAAACAACCAATATAGATTATTTACCATTAGAACATTATCAGAATGTATCTCCCGAAATTATAGATGAGCTCAATACATTTATGTATCAACTGTTTCCCGAAGAAGAATTACGAGAATATATGTGGGAACATTTAGCTTCTACTTTGATTGGAAACAATAATAATCAGACATTTAATATCTATTTAGGAGGTGGAGCAAATGGTAAAAGTATTTTAGTTGATTTAATGGGTAAAATATTAGGGGATTATAAGGGTACTGTACCCAGCACTCTTATTACTCAAAAAAGAACAAATATTGGTTCTACGTCTTCAGAGGTATACCAATTGATTGGAAAAAGATATGCAGTTATGCAAGAATTAAGTAAAGGAGAAACAATCAACGAAGGAATTATGAAAGAAATTACCGGAGGAGACCCTATTCAGTGTAGAGCATTATTTAAAGATAGTGTTACATTTATTCCACAATTTAAATTAGTACTATGTACTAATGTTCTATTTGATGTAAAAAGTAATGACGATGGTACATGGAGACGTATTCGTGTATGTGAGTTTAAATCAAAATTTACGAATAATCCTTATGAAGAAAAAGAATTTCCTAGAAAAGATTATCCATACCAATTTAAAAAAGATTTAAATTTATATCAAAAGTTTAAATTTTGGGCTCCGGTATTTTTGAGTATGTTAGTTGAAAAAGCATTCGAAACACAAGGAAATGTAACCGATAGACCATGCGTATTAGAACCTACAAATAACTATAGAAAAGAACAAGATATTTTATTGGAATTCTGTAATTCATGTATCGTGGATGAACCAGGTGAAGTTGGTAATTTAAAAGTCGGGGTGATTAATAATTTATTTACAGAATGGTTCAAGAACGAATATGGGAAATCTAATTCTATAAATACAAAAGAATTACGCGATTATCTTGAGAAAAAATATGGAAAATACCCTAAATCAGGATGGTCTAATATTCATATTAAAGAAGAAGATATTTAATCGTTCATAAATGCATTTTGGGGTACTGTATTTTTAGTATTTTTGTAAATATAATCTATTAGATAGTTGCCTATTTTAAATGCGTATGGATATATAATAACTGGTAGCAATAATAAAAATATATATATCATTAAGTTTTTTATTATATTTAATTTAGATTTACTATATAATAAAAGGACTAATGTTATAAACATTAAATAATAAATCCAATTTATATAGCTATTATATAATTGGATTTTATCTTCTTCTATACCTCTATATTGCATCTTACGAATGGATAAATTAGGATCTATATTTTTATTTCCGGATAAATATTCGGTTGAATATACATCATTATTTATTTTTTCTAAATAAGATAATGTATTTATTTTGTCTTTGATTTCATCAACTGTAATTGTGGTTTCATTTATATTTGTTAAAAATCGGCATTTACTTGCTAGCTTATTATCTATTTTTGTATTACGTTTTATTTTCCATTTTTCATATTCAGGCTTCCAGTCACTCTCTTTTGGTCCATAAAATCTAATAAATACTTCTTGTTCTAGATCATTAAGCTTTTTATGATACTGTTCGCCAGACTTAATTTTTAATTTATAATCTTTAAATATTAATTCATTTTTTTCTTCTATATTTAATTCTTTTAATAATCCTATCCCATTACTATTACTATTATCCGTTGGAATTGCGCATATAGTTGAAGTATCCTCTATAATTTTTTCAGCTATATCAGATGTAAAACCCATACCTATTAAATTAGCAATTTTATCATTATTTGACATATATTCATAATTGGTTGTAAATAGTTTAATACAAATGATAATAAGTAATATAAACAATAGATAATTTCTCATTATATATTGTTTATATTTTCAAATTGTTGTAATTATAATATATAAATATACCTAAACATAAAATACTTAAGATTGATAGAACGAATGAATTATATATAGTACTATGAATAACAATTATACTTAATATAAAAATCATTATAAGTGTCCATGATAGATATAAATTATCTTTTATTTTTATTTCATCTCTATATAATTGTACGTTTGAATATAAATTTATTTTATCTTCATTTGTTTTATATAACTTATACATATATACTATTTTGATAATAAAAAATACGAACAAATTATAAATAAAAATATAGACAACTTAAAAATTATATAATAAAAATTATGTGTGTATATAGCTAATGTATTATTATTCATCGAACTAAATGTTAATGAATCTTTTTTTTCATTTTTTATATAATTAGATTCATCGCGAGTTACAAGATTATTTAATTTATAATCTATTGATTTTTGAATACAAGTATTTAATATTTGTAGATCTTCGGTATCTAAATCTTTTGTATATTCTCTTGATGTTTTATTTATATCACAACTCATTATAATAATAATATATTATCCTACACATATTCTATAATAATCGTTTTGTAATGAAATTTTATCATGACGAATTATTTTACATACTTCACCAGGTCTTAATAATATCGCTTTAGCTACTGGGTCAAACCGACTAATCTGTGGCATTTGTTTATCATTTTCAATATTATATTTAATATATAATTCTTTTTTCTCAAATTCATTCAATTTAATATGAGGCGGAACATAAGAATGTTGTAAAATGTTATACTGTAATTCTTGAATTTTATAAATATTTATATAATAATTCGCATACTTTGTTCTCAACAATTCGTTTATAGTAGACGCGTAATCCTTTGTAACTATTAATAATATATCCTTTTCACTTATACTATCGTCTGTTTTATGAATTATACTATCTAAAACATTCTTTGTTACATTTGTTTCATAACAATAATATAAATATATTTTAGGATTTTGTTCAATTAAATCTTTATCTTTATATACAACCTTCATTTGGGTTTTTGCATTTTTTACTGAACGAATGATGTCAAATCCTTTTTTAGCGGATATATTATAATTATTTAGGTTTAAATACTCTTTTATTTGTAAAAATGATTTTTCAATCATTTCGTCTGGTTTATTCATTACTATTATATATATATAATGTATTTTAAATCAATTTTAGTTTAGTTTATTTACATATAACTTATTTGCACCTTCTAAATTATTTATTGGTAGATCGTTCATAGGCTGTACTACTTGTTCTGATTGAGGTGATATATTTGGGTTCGTATATGAAGTGCTTAAATTACTTTGATTCGGAACACTTACATTAGACATTGAACTATTCATTGAACTATTAGACATTGGATCATTAATTGAACTATTAGACATTGGATCATTCATTAAACTATTAGAAATTGGATCATTCATTAAACTATTAGACGTTGGAGCATTCATTAAACTATTAGACATTGGATCATTCATTAAACTATTAGACATTGGAGCATTCATTGAACTATTTATTGAA